CACCTTGCCAAGGTCGACATCGACCTATGGTGTAATGATTGGAGATCTTTGAAACCGGTGGCTCGAGATGATATCGCTCCATTTGTTGTTGGGTCTCTGGATATCGAGTGCAATAGTTCTACGGGTAAGTTTCCAGATGCGGACATCCAAGGTGATGCCTGTTTTCAAATTGCAATCTCTCTTTGTAAGTTTGGAACTGATGAACCGTATGAAAAGGTGTGTCTTTGTTATAAAAAAACCGAAGGTCCCGATGTTGTGAGTTTCGAAACGGAGCGAGAAATGCTAGAAGCGTTTCACAATTATCTTCATGAGAAAAATGTAGACATCATCACGGGATGGAATATTTTTGGCTTTGATCTTGAGTACATTTATAAAAGAGCTCGACACTGTGGTTGTAGTCCGAACTTTTTTAAACTTGGGCGATTGAATGATGAACGTTGTGAACTTACTCTCAAAAAATTGAGTTCGAGTGCTTTGGGTGACAACTTTCTGAAACTTCTTCCAATGTCTGGACGATTCGTTTTTGATATGTTTCATGAGATCAAGAAGGGATACAAACTAGATTCATACAGTCTGAACAATGTTTCGAAGTTGTATCTCGGTGATCAGAAGATTGACATGTCGCCGAAGGAGATGTTTGCTCGGTACAAAAAAGGTGATCCCACAAAGTTGGGTGAAGTTGCCGAGTACTGTATCAAGGATACACTTCTTCCTCACAAACTTTTGAAGAAGTTGTGCACCCTCTTGAACCTTCTGGAGATGGCTAAGGCGACCTGGGTTCCCCTATGTTTCCTTGTCGAGCGTGGTCAGCAGATTAAGGTGTTCAGCCAGCTTACGAAGAAGGCGAGGGAGTTGGGATTTATGGTACCCACTATTCGATACGGTGCTATTCCCGAGGAGCCCTATGAGGGTGCAACGGTTCTCGAAGCTCATAAGGGTGCGTACTACACACCGATCACAGCCCTTGATTTTGAAGCTCTGTATCCATCGATCATGATGGCTCACAATCTTTGTTATTCAACGTACGTTATGGACGAGCGTCGATATGGGAACATTCCAGGTGTCAAATACGAGACATTTCAGATTGGCGATCGAACCTACAAGTTTGCACAAGATGTTCCGAGTCTGTTGCCAAGTATTCTCCTTGAACTCAAACAATTTCGAAAGAAGGCAAAGAAGGATATGGCTACAGCTACTGGTGGGATGAAGGAAGTGTATAACGGCAAACAGTTGGCGTACAAGATTTCGATGAACTCTGTTTACGGATTTACAGGTGCTGGTAAGGGTATTCTTCCCTGTGTTCCCATCGCATCTACGACGACTTGTAGGGGTCGTGGGATGATTGAAGAGACTAAGACGTATGTTGAGAAGAACTTTCCAGGTTCTAAGGTTAGGTATGGCGATACGGATTCAGTGATGGTTGAGTTCGATGTTGGAGACAGGAAAGGACAGGAGGCTATCGAGTACAGTTGGGAGTTGGGAGAGAGGGCTGCGGAAGAGTGTAGCGCCCTCTTCAAGAAGCCAAATAATCTAGAACTCGAGAAAGTCTATTGCCCATACTTTTTGTATTCGAAGAAGCGATATGCTGCCAAACTTTGGACAAAGGGTAAAGATGATCAGATGCACATGGATTACATCGACATCAAGGGACTTCAAGTTGTTCGTCGTGACAATACACCACACGTTCGAGAAGTTTGTAAAGAGTTGCTAGATGTTGTTCTGGATGCTCCAGATACCGGTCCACCTAAGGAACTCGCTAAGGAGAGGGCGATCGAGTTACTTTCCGGTGATGTACCAAATGAAAAATTGATTCTGAGTCAGTCTCTTTCTGATAGCTACAAGGTTAGCGGTGAGCCAGTGTCCGTCACAGGTCCTAGAATTGGTGAGATCAACCAGGCTCATGTACAGGTTGTCCATAAGATGCGTGATAGAAAGCCAGGTTCTGAACCACAATCTGGTGATCGTGTTCCATACCTATTGACTAAGACGGGTGACCCTAAAGCCAAGGCGTTCGAGAAGTCTGAAGATCCCAAGTATGTCGAGGAGAACAATGTTCCCATCGATTATCACTATTACTTCGTGAACAAGTTTCTGAATCCGGTGTGTGATCTTCTCGAGCCCCTGTTCGAGGATCCAAAGCAGGAAATCTTTGGTGAGATCATCTCTCAACACAAACCGAAGAAGAAAGAAACTGGACCGGCACTCAGTGGCATGAAAAAGGAGCAGCTCATCGAAGAGTGTAAGAAACTTGGTCTTGATCATACTGGAAAAGTCGCAGAACTCCGTGAACGTATTAAAGATTCGAGAGTGCAAAAGACTGGATCTATTCAAGACCTATTTAAAAAATACGAGCAATCTACTATCAAGGAATGATGTTGCACAATAAAATCATTGATTTGATCGAACAGGAAGTTAATGAACGAGTGAGTACATTGTTGGGAGAATATGCTGAAACAATTTCAAAAAAGCATGCAGTTCCACTCGACATACTCTTGAGAGATCTTCCGGCTATAGCCAATGTCTCACTTTGTAAAGGTACCAAATCAAATGGACAGCGATGTCTATTTAAGGCGAATGACGAAGGCTATTGCAGACACCACGTGACACAAGGTAAGAAAATTCAAGTGCGTACACTTTCGAGCTCGAATCTACATACACACGGTCCGGAAAAAATGTATGTCAAGGGGTGTCCAGGGTGTGAAAATTCTAAACAGCTTATAGATTTGGATTCTGTATTGAGTAATGAGTAAAACTGGTATTCTACTATCATCAATCAATGCATTTTATAACGAAGAAGAAAACCGAACTAAACTAATGAACATTCTTGATAAATCGAGTGGCATTTCCCTGCGAAATCTGGAATGGTTCATCACAAATTACGCAAAGAAGAATAACGTTTCTTACACGACCAAGGACGGTAAGTATTTTACAGTACATTGTGCGTACAAGTCAAGCCTGGATGGATACAGTAAAAAATTGTTTGATCCATTTTGTCGCTCTGAAAAGTTTGCATACACAGTTCCTGGAACATCTCATGAAATTCAGACAACTTTGGCACAGTTGAATTTCATCAAATGGTGTATTAAGAACAATATCATCGACTACATCTCCACAAATAAGAGTTCCTTGTTTAATAAGCAAGTGACATAAATCCCTTATCAAATACGAATGTCTGGTATCCCGTATAATACATTTGTAAAGAGTAAGTTTTAGTAGTTATATCAACCAATGACCCCTCCCTCGTATCGAGTTTCACTTCTATAGACGTTTTTTCGGACTGTATCTGACTAAAATCCAAGTTCCCCGATGGTTCCACATTTATCGGATTCATCGAGAAGCTATACGTGTAAATATTTCTATACGGTCTCGCAAGTCTGTTTCTGAATGGGATGAGATACTTGTAGTAACTGTGATTTGTGTTTGAAACATTTGGTAATTTGTTACCATTTATGTAGAAACTGGCATTTTCCATGACTGGTTCAAAAAAAGTTTGAACTTCATCGAAGTTTACGTTAGAAGAAAAATTGAATCTATTTTGTGAGTAATATCTTTCCGTGTTACTGGGGTCACCAATAGCAATATCTTCGTTTTCGTAAAGGGTGTTTCTCAAAAACCAGTGTATACATTTGACAGGTATGTTTGGTACCAAATTTGTTCGAATGACATCTTTATTAATTTCACTGACAGTCGTCGGGTGTTTTCTCACGAGATCTGTGATAAGTGTCTGTCTTTCATTCGCCAAATATTTACGCTCTTCGGGAGTGACTGTGATTTCTTCGGTGATAAGTTTAAACTCACTGAGATGAATGAGTTGTGTTCTATCCGTGAAGAATGATTGTTTGTGAAAATCTAATTCGAAGACAATCTTCTGACGATGTATCGCACACACAGGGAAGTAAGGACGATTTGGTTTATTTGAAGAATATTCATCACTCGAAAACTTTCTTGAAAAGAAAAAGTGTAGAGGGATCATGAGATCCGAATCATATTGTGCGAGTGCTGGATACAAAGTCGAATCATCGTAGCCTATGTTTCTATTGACAAGAAATCTATTTGCAACTTTTTCAGAAACTTCTAAATAAAGTTCGTCGTAAATAACTCCCCAATCATCATGAATCTTTTCAACCTCGAGATCATCAACGTACATCGTGATACTTTTGAGAATGTGACGCCCCAATTGGTCTGCGTAGTTACCCACCGTTGGATTTCGTAGTCCAGGCATTTTTACACTCAACCACATGTTACTCAAAAGATCGCCCATATTTTGGGGATTAAATTCAACCTTGATCGTCTGCCCGAATGGCCAATTTGGAACACCTCCAGGGTTGACAACGTTCCGCGATCTGTGATATTTCCTAAACTCTGAGTGTACTTTATCTTCTTTGTAATTAAAGAATGAATCTTCTGGGTCTTTGGAAAGAAGGTGTGTATCCTGCTTTCCAATAGCTTTGAGGGAAATTTTAGCAGCCTCACCCATATCTACTTACTGCTCACATATTTTTAATATCCGTTTTCCACATTGTCACATGACTCGTTTTTAGCATACGCTCAAGGTCGATGTTTGCCTGTCGCGCTTCATCCATGAGTGCTTTGACGCGTTCCTCAGTGTATTCAACTGTCTTCGTGTTGAGGAGGTAGTCCCAATTTCCATCAATTTTGGGGAAGATGGAAGACATCTCCTTCTCAAGGTCTTGCTTCTTTCTCTTGAACACCACCAACTTTTCTTCGATGACCATCGTCACGAACTTTGATTTGAGACTACACAACTCTGCCCTTTTTTGGAGTACTTCGATGAGATGTGCCTTACGCTTCTTATAGTGTTCGAGACGGAGTTCCACGAAATCTCGGAGAATCTCTTCAGGACTCCCGTACCTGTGAATACCCCGAGCCGGGTGGAAGAGATGCATGTTCGAGGTATGAAAAGTCTTCCTCATCTTTAGGTCCTTCACCAGGTCTTTGCCACTGTACCCAAAAATCTCAAAGTCCACGTCTTCGGTAGTACTGTTGTTTGTGTAACTGGTGATCATCTTCTTCTCCATGAGTGAGTCCAGGTACTCTTTGTAGTCCTGTGTCCAGCGTCCCGGTGGAAGTTCGGTCACTTTAAGACGTGAACCTGTGTCTCTCCAAATACCCTCGGCGATCCAACTACCACCTTCATCTTTGAACACCTTGCCTTTGAAACCTCTGAACCAAGGTTTCATTTCCACCAGTTCCTCACCACTCAACATTCTCTCGATGTTTTCCTTGATATCTTTGGGGTTGAAGGGAGGAACATAGCAACTGAAACCTGTGCCAATACCTTCAGTTCCATTCACGAGAACCATTGGTAGAGTGGGCATGTAAAAGTCAGGTTCAATGGAACGACCATCATCGTCGAGGTAGTTGAGAACAGCGTCATCCTTGGGATCGAAGAGCTTTCGAGCCTCTTTGGTGAGCTTGGTGAAGATGTACCTCGTCTGAGACGCATCCTTACCACCCATGAGACGTGTACCAAACTGACCACAAGGTTCGAGAAGGTTGATATTGTTGGAACCTGTATAATCGTTCGCCAACTTGACGATCGTTTCCGCGAGGGAAACTTCGCCGTGGTGGTAGGCACTCTTTTCAGCCACATAAGCCGCCAACTGAGCCACCTTCATCTCATCCTTGAGGTTCTTCTGGAAGCAAGAGTACAGAACCTTGCGCTGAGAAGGCTTGAGACCATCTGCCATGTGAGCAATCGAACGCTTCAGATCCGCGAGACTGAAATTGACCAGATCCTTGTGTACAAAGTCAGAGATGTCCAATTGCTTCACGTTGCCATACGGAACCTCCAACTGATCTGCATCCTTGGCTGTATTCTCGAGGAGCCACGACTTTCGAGCGTCCGCCTTCTTCTTGTCAAAGGCGAGCACGATGGAATCGTCCGTCATCACATCCATGTCGAACTTCACAGTGAGATCCTGAATCTTCTTGAAGTATTCACGGGCTTCGGCGCTCGTCGAAGTACCCAAACCCTTGTAGTACTTGATTTTCCACCCAGGTTTGCCATTACCATACCAAGTTCGAAAGGCGGAGTCGGTGTAGAAAGACTTAGTCTCAGATCCCTTGGTCGCCTTGATGATCGGTGTGACCATACTCACGACAAAGTTCATCTTCAAGAGACTGGGCCAGAAATAGTGGATCATGTTGAGAATGAGACCCTTGATGTGAGACCCATCATTATCGGCGTCAGTCATGATCATTAGGCGACCATATCGAAGCTCCGAGACATCCTTGTACTCTTTACCCTGTTGAAGTCCCAAAATCTTCTTGAGATCATTGAACTCCTGATTAGATGTCAACTGTGCCACCGAAGAGTCTCTCACATTTTTACACTTACCACGGAGTGGAAATACCCCATAATGATCTCTACCCACGACGGAGAGACCAGCAACAGCGAGAGTTTTCGCCGAGTCACCCTCTGTCACGATGAGTGTACACTTTCCAGAATGTGCCGTACCAGCTTTGTTCGCATCGTCCAATTTGGGGATACCAGTGATCTTAGACTTTCGAGCTCCATCAGTCTTTTTGAGTTCTTTCATCTCTTTGAACTTCGAAAGTGCGGTGAGTTCATCTGCAATACCAGTTTTCAAAACATTCTTGACAAAGTTTTTAGGTGGTTCAAACTTGGAGCCGAAATCTTGAGCTTTTAGGGTACACTCAGACTTGACCTGACTCGAAAATGTTGGGTTCTCGAGGGTTGCCTTCACGAAGATGGTGAACGTGTTCTTGACTTGCTGAGGCTTCAACTTGATTTTCTTGG